GCCCGCGCGATCGCAGTTCTGATACTGAAGTTCCGCCTGCGTCGGCGCGTTGTCGGCGCTGATGATCGGCGGCGTGATCACGACGGTGTTCGCCGCGCCGACCGAGACGACGCGGAAGGTCTTCGGCTGACCCGTCGGCTGCTTCGTGATGAGGTGGACCGCTTCGATGCCATCGATCGTGAACGCATCGCCAGCCGCGACGCCGACGTTCGACGAAAGCGTGATGGTCTGGAAGCGGTTGTCGACGTTGAGCGTGCCCGCGGTCGTCGTGCTGTACGCCTGCGGGACGTAGTTCACGTTGCCGCCCGCGTTGAGCGTGTTGACCGTGAGCGCGCCGCCCGCGTAGGCCGTCTTGCGCAGGGCGTAGTCCTGCTTGTAGGTCTCGAAGCTCGACACCATGCCGACGTAAGCGCGCTCGAACGCCTTGTCGGAGCGGTTCTGCGCACCGAAGGAGCGCGTGGTGCCGACGACGTTGCCCGCGAGGCCGTTGTAGCTGCGCGAGGAGAGCGAGAGGTAGCGGCTGTCGCCCATCACGCCCGTCTCATTCATGAGCGAATCGCAAAGCGCGATGTCGTCGAACGAGCCCGCGGGGGTCGCCGTCGTGACGACGAGCGAGCCGAGCGAGGTGGCGGCCTGCATCACCGAGAGGTTGATGTCGGAAGCGAGCTTCTGGTTCGCGCCCGCCGCGAGACGGCCTTCCTGAAGCGCGTCGCGGAGCTCGACGCTGTTGAGGCCCCACGCCACGGTCTTCGTGTTCGTGATCGACGCCGGAACGGAGAGCTGCTCCTTGTCGGTGAACGACACGGGCGAGCCGGGCGTGCTCGTGACCGAGGTCATGATGTACGGCTGCGGACGCCAAATGGTGCCGTAGTTCGGCGACACCGTGGACGGGAACGCCGTCGTGCGCGCAGCGTCCGTCTGGTTGTAGTTGTAAACGTTGACGTTGCGCGACATCACGAGCGCATCGTTGAAGCCCTCGAGGAGCTGCTCGAACGCGACTTTCTCTTCCTTGCTGAAATCGTTTGCCATTGTCTTTTCCCTTGAAAATTACTTCGCCTGCTTGGCCTTGAGCTGCTGCTTGTAGCGAAAGACCTGAGTGTAATCGCCCGTGCGGTCAGCGTCGGCGCGCAGGCGCTCGAGTTGCGAATCAACCGAGCCCGACGTGCGAGTGTTGCTCTTCACGATGGTCTCGGGGGCGGATGCGGGTTTGCGCGGCGTGACTTTCAGTTGCGTCTCCAGCTTCGCCACCGCGAAGGCGAACTTCACGGGGTCGGTGATGGCCTTGAGTTCCTTGAGCTTCGCGGGGTCTTTCCCGATGGCGTAGGTGACGAGAGCGGGGTTCTCCGAGCCGCTGACGATGATGCCCTGCTGGGTCACGTCGAGGGCGTCGGTGACGGCGTGTTCGGCTTCCTCGTAGTCGCGCACGCGGAGGGATGCTTTCGCCTTCGCGTACCCGTCGAGGCGGGCTTGCCACGCTTGCCGCTGCGTCTCTTCGGCCTGCTTCTGCTTCGTCGCGTGATCGTCAGCTGCGCGCTTCCGCTCGAACCATGCCGCGAGTGCGGTCTCATACTTCTCCGCGTCGTAGTCGAGGTCTTCGAGCTTCGGCTTTGCTCCAAGCGTCGGCGGTGGTGGCTCGACCGGCGCTGCGGCTTTTAGCTTCCCCTCGTACTCGCGCACCTTGCGCTCTTGCTCGCGCAAGAGCTTCCGCAGCTTGTTGACGAGGCGAGGGTCTTTCTCCTCCTCGACGGGCTGCGGCGGCGGTGCGTCGCCTACGCTCACGATCACCTCGTCCTCGACGGCATCCTCGTCTTGCTCGGGGGCCTCGGCGGTCTGCTCGCCTGCGGGCTCCTCGACTTCGACTTCTGGGGCGGTCTCTTCGGCCTCGGTGGTCGTCTCCTGCTCTTCGGTTGTCATCACGTCGCGCTGCTACTCGGGCATTGGCTGCCCGGCTGCCGGTGTCGGCGGTCGCGCGGTAGTGGCTCGCGCGATCGCTTCTGCCGTCTTAATGGCTTGACTCTGCGCGGAAATGTTGACGTTTGCAAGCGTCTCGACGGTCTTCGCCTTCGTCTCCTCGCTCTTCGCGATGGCGAGCGCCGTGTCGGCCTGCGCCTTCGTCGCGCGCGCCTGCATCTCGGCGGCGGCGCTCTGGAGGTAGAGCGTCTGTGGGTCGGGCTGCTGCTGCTGCGCGGCGGCGGCCATCTGCTGCGCCTCTTCCTGCGTCGGCTCGAGCACGCCCATCGTCACGAGCTTCTTGCGGAAGAACGGGCGAACGTCGGTCATGCCCTCGCCCTCGATGTTCATCGCGAGCATGAGTTCGAGCACACCTTTCACTTGCGGGTCGCTCGACGCGGCGAGCGCGCCAGCGAGCGAACGCACCGTCGCATCGCGCTTGCTCTGCGTGCTCGGACCGACCTCGGCCTTCACGTCGAAGGACGCGCGCGAGAGGTCGTTCTCAAGCTCCATCGTCCCTGCTTCGGCAATCATGGGGCGCTGAAGCTCTACGGACGACACGTCGCCCTCGGGGCCGACGCTCTTCATCTTGCGGCCCTCTTCGACGTAGAGCTCGCGCGCCATGCCGAGCCACACCTCGCCGCATCGCTTCATCGCCTTCGCGAAGTTCGACGTGTAGACGTAGTTCTGCGCGTCAAGGCGCGTTTGGATTGCCTCGACGGTCTTTCCGCTGATGTTCGACACGAGCTTGTCGGCGGCCTGCGGGCTGCCAAGCGTGTCCTGCATGTCCTGCTCGGTCACTTGCAGCAGGGCCGCCATCGCGGGCGGAACCATCGCGGGCTTCGTGTAGCCGACCGGGCCCATCGGGTTCGTTGAACCGTCGGCCTGCGTGACCGGGTTCAGCAAGAGGAACGGGTAATTCTCGATGTTGTCGCGCTCCCAGAACATCTGGTGTCCCGCGACTTGCTCGGGCACGAAGATAGGCTTCTCGACCGACGAGAGCGCGCTGATCTCCGCGAGCTTCGAGCGCTGCATGTTCGCGATGCGCTGCGCGTCTTTCGCGAGGCGAACGTGACCGTTCGCTCGCTCGATGTTGTCGATGAAGCGCCGCTCGGCGAATGCGATGATGACCGGGATGTTCGGGCCTGCGACGTAGCCGTGATCTTCGAGCACCGAGCCGCCGCTCATGACGTACTTGTGCACGCGGCGCTTCTTGCGTCGACGCTGCGGAAGCTCCATCGCGCCCGTGCTCGCGAGCATCTGTTCGAGCGTCTCGTCGGCGTCGAAGTCCTCGCGCGTGTAGACCTGCTCGCTTCCGTCGAGCAGGCGGAAGACGCGCTGAACCTCGGTGCGCTCCTCGACGCGGTAGTACTCGGCGACGTAGACGACGGCAGGCGGGCACCAATCGAAGTACGTCTCCTGCACCTCCTTCGGCCAGCTCGTCGGATCGTCGCCGTACTCGTCGCGGTACGCCTGCACCGTCATCGACGAGATGACGAAGCAGTAGCGCGCGTCGCTCTTGTCCTGCCGCTTCGCTTGCAGGTCGAAGAACACCGACGTGTCGGCGTCGAAGATCGGCTCGATGCGGATGCGCTGCTTGTCGTTCTCCGGGTCGAGCTCGTCTTCGAGCACCGCGCGCAAGCGCCACGCTCCGATGCCGCCCATGACCGCCTCTTCGAAGGCGTTGTCGTATGCCTCGTCAGCAACCGAATCGTCCTCGTCGGCGCGGTAGAGCCCATCGCACACGTCGGCGAGACGGTCCTCGGCTCCGTCCTTCGAGACGATATCGACCGTGATGCGGTTCGCGCGGTACTCGGAGACGATGCGCTTCACCGCGATCGCGACCTTGTTCACCTCGAGGCGCGGCTTGTTCTCGAACTGCCGTTGCAGCGGGCCTTCCCACTGCGCGCCAGCGATCGCCGTGAAGCGTCGGTCTTCGAGGCACTGACGCCGCTCGTCTTGGAGCGCGCTCTGAATCTCGTCGAATTGCGCAAGCGCCTCTTGGTGGACGCGCGCGAGGCGCTCGGTCTTCGTCTCGGCCATGGCGCGGACGGTATCACTTCCGCCAAGCGTGCGCCACGGGGGCGATGCCCACCGCCGCCACGGGCTTCGCCGCAGCGGTGCGGCGTGCCGATTCGCAGGCGTAGCGCAGGGCGTCGATGACGTGGTTGTCGCGGTCCTCGAGCACCGGGAGCACCGCGCCCGTCAGCGGGTCGGCCTTGTACGAGTAGAGCGTGAGCTCGTCGATGAGGTGCACGCAGCGCGGGTGCACAACGATGTCGTGCGAGCGCAGCCACTCGACGCCTTCTTCGAGTGAGCGCGGCCCCTTCACCGCGCCCATGATCTTCGGGTAGCCGTTGCGGCGCATGTGCGAGATGGTCTCGGGCCTCGCCGAATCGGCGACGATGGGCCAGCGCTCGGAGCCTGGCACCGTCGCGAAGAGCGTCGGCGTGTCGGCAATCTCGCACCCGACCATGTACGCCTCGTGGTCGACGTAGAGCGTGCGCCCGACAATGTGACAGCGCACGAGCACCGTCGGGTCGACGGCGAAGCCCCAGTCCGCGCCGAAGCGAAGCACGGCGTCGGGCGCTGCCTCGAACTCCTCGACGCGCCAGTTCTTGAAGACGCGCCGCTCGGAGTTGCGCAGGTACTCGCCCTCCCAGACGTGACGATACTTGTCGGGGTCGCGCTTGCGGTCGTACTCGAGCTCAGCGCGTAGCACGGCGGGGAACCAGGGGTTGTCGGTGTAGTTTACACGCACGACCTTCGCGTCGGGCGGCACGCGGTCAGCGCGCAAGAGCGCGTCGATCGGGTCCGTCTCCGCGCGCGGATTCCATGTGAACCAGAGCTCGGAGCCGGGCTTGCGAATCGTCGGGCGAAGCAGGTCGAGCGAGCGTTGCGAGAGCGACTGCGCCTCCTCGACCCATGCGCAATCGTAGCCTTCGAGCGACTTGATCGAGTCGGCGGTGTGATTCTGCATCCCCTGAAAGATGATGCGCCCTTGCCCGTGTCTTGCCTTGATGACGGACTCCTGAATCTCGAAGTACGCCGACGCGCCGAGCGCTTCAATCTTCGCTTCGATGAGGCGCTTCACCGATTGGTTGAGGCTCTTCTGGACCTCGCGCACGCACACCGTCGAGCGGTTCGGGTCGATGATGTGCGCCTCGACGAGGGCCTCGGCGAAGGCGTGCGACTTGCCCGAGCCGCGACCGCCGTAAGCGCCCTTGTAGCGCGCGGGATCGAGGAGCGGCGCGAACCAGCGCGGCGTCTCAATCTTCAGCGTCGTCTTTGCGGCTGCCATCGACAATCACCCTTTCGATGCGCGCGAAGAGCGGCGAGCCGTCCGGGCCGGAGTGCTCGAGCTTCTGCGTCTCGCTCCAGCGGCCCTGCGTTTTCAGGAAGAAGATGGCCGAAGTCGTGTCGCCTGCGCGCGCCTTCTGAATGAGGCCCTGGGCGATGTGAGCGATCGCTTTCGACTTCCCTCTTTTGTAATGTTCGAGAATCTCCGGGTTTTTCTCCGCGAGAGCGTAAAACGTCGTGCGACCGATGCCGAAGTAGTCCGCGAGCTGCTCAATGGAAAGGAACGCCGCGAGCGTCTCGATCTCTCCGAGCTGCTTCTCCGTCAGCGTCTTCGCCGGGCGTCCTGCTTTGCCGTTGGCCATCACGTCACCTCGTCGAAGAGCTTACCATCCGATTCGCGCGTCGCCTGCTTGCCGGTGAATTCTTGCCAGCGCTTCACGATAACGTCGACGTAGCGCGGGTCGAGTTCCATCAGGCGGGCGATGCGGCCCGTCTTCTCGCAGGCGATGAGCGTCGTTCCGCTTCCGCCGAACGGCTCAAGCACCACGTCGCCGCGGCCGCTGCTGTTGCCGAGGCAATACTCGACAAGTTCAACGGGTTTCGGGGTGGGATGCCCTGGGTTCTCAGACCCCTTCGGCCTGTCAAAGTTGAGGGTGGACGACTGTTTGCGGTCCCCGGTCCACTTGTGCGCCGCGCCAGGCTTCCAGCCGTAAAAGATGGCCTCGTGCTGGTAGTGGTAATCGGAGCGACCAAACACAAACGCAGACTTGACCCATGCGAGCGTGTGACGCCACACGTCGAGGTCTTTTAGGACCGTGCCGAAGCAGTGGAATAGCGGCCCCGGCGGGGCCGCTACATACCAAGCAGCGCCATCCTTGCACGCTGTGAACGCAGCGCCGAGGGATGCGCGAAGGAAGTCGGTGAGCTCGTCGTCATTCAAAGCGTCGTTTTCAATCGTCAGCCCCTTTGCCTCGCGCTTTTTTGCATACTTTGGGTCGTGCGAGACGCCGCCAACGTACGCGACGCCATACGGCGGGTCCGTCCACACGCAATCCGCCTTGCCGCCAGCCATTAGCGCCTCGACCGCATCGATGCTCGTCGAGTCCCCGCACATGACCCGATGCTTCCCGAGAAGCCACACGTCACCGAGCACGGAGCGCGACGTCGGCGGGACCTCGGGCACCTCGTCGGGGTCGGTCTTGCCCTCGGGCAGAACCTCGGGCGTCAGCGCGGCGAGCTCGTCGCCGTCAAACCCCGTCAGCTCCAAGTCGAAGCCCAGCTCGCCCAGCTCCCCGAGCTCCAGGGCGAGGAGCTCGGAGTCCCACTCTGCCAGCTCCGCCATGCGGTTGACCGAGATGCGGAACGCCTTCACCTGCGCGTCGGTGAGGTCGTCGGCGAGCACGACCGGGACCTCGGCGAGCCCGAGCTTCCGCGCGGCCTTCAGCCTGAGGTGCCCGTCGACGACGAGCCCGTCGGACTTCGCCACGAGCGGCACCCTGAAGCCGAACTCCTTGATGGCGGCGGCCACCCGGTCGACGGCGTGGTCGTTCTTGCGCGGGTTGCGCGCGTAGTCGATGAGCCGCTCGAGCGGCCAGAGCTCAGTCTTCAAGGGTCTCTCCTGGCGTCAGGGTGGGGACACGATACCACGCCCCCTTCGTCGAGCCCACCTTCTCGACGAGCCCCCGCCGAACGGCTTCGGCAAGCGCCTTGTGCATGGTCGTGCGGCCCCACCCGAGCGCCGACCGGATGACCGCCGTAGTGGCGCGCCCTTGCCCCAAGGACGCCGTTCTGACGACGAGGGCGAGGCGAGCTAGGGCGGCGTCGTCAAAGCCGCCCTTGCGCCCCCTGGGGCGCAGTACGGGGGTCACGGTGCACCGAGGGCGGCGAGCAGCCCGATGGCCACGCCGACCGCGGCGAGGGAGCCGGTGACGACGAGCGCCTCGAGGATGGCGGCGCGGACCATGCCGCGGCGGGGCGGCGGGAGTCTCACGCGACACCTCGCATCCGCAGGCACGCGGCGAGGAGGTCGCGGAGCTCGGGGTCGGTCGTCACGGCGAGGAGGCCGCGGATGTCGGCGAGGGTGGCGGCGTTGCCGCGGATGCGGATCATGGTTGAACCTTGGTAGGGGTGAAGCCCCGGCGGTGGTTGGCCGCCGGGGGGGGGTTGGTTTCAGAGCGCGGTGCGGAGCCCGGTGAAGTTCTCGAAGAGCCCGCGGAGCTGGTCGCCGTAGACCATCGCGAAGCTCTTGACCTCGCGCACCTTGACGCCGCGGCCCGCGTAGAACGTCACCGCGTAGGTGTCGCTCGGGCTGAGCTCAATGCGAACGCGGTTAGCCTTCGGCGAGCCCTTGAACTGAAACATGAGATCGGTCTTTCCCGAGAGAAACGAGTGCGCGTCGAGCATCGCGACGAGTCGGTTGATCTTGCCGCCGCAGAGCTGGTGGATGGCGATGTCAATGTTCATGGTTCGCTTCTTTCAGTTTCCGGCGGGTTCGCCGTGGTGTGCAGCCGTTATGCAACGGAATCGGGAGACATGCAAACTAAAAAAGCATCGGGTGTGCGTTTTTCTTTCTTCGTATCTACAACGCAATGCGCAACGCAGGTGCGTCAAACTCCCCTAGTCTCGTCCGCATCGTTGCCCCTATTGCCCCTCCCCTAAAGGGGAGGAGGGGCAGGGAGGGGCATACACGACGCCTTGCCCCCGATCGCCCCTGGGGCGCAAAAGGGGCTTTTAGGGGCATAGGGGCATCACCCTTTCAGCTTCTCGACCATGGCGGCGATCAGCATCAAGTCGTCAGCGACGATCCACCCGTGCTCATGCGAGATTATGCACCCGGCGGTGATGAGCTTGGAGACGAGCCCATCGTCGCGGCTTGGGTCCATTTGATTGCGCACCGATCGCTCAGAGAGATCGAGGTTCTGAACCATCCATTCTCGAAGCGCAGAGCGACTGACGTATGGCTTGCCTTCGCGCATCTCCATCCCTCCGTGTGCCCATGCCCGCTCAAACTTGCGCCGCGCCTCGTCTGCCTTGCTGGGCTTCTTCGGTTTTGCGATGGAATCCCCAGCCGCCTGCACCAGCACCGCGCTCGTCACTGGTTGGCCGTCCTCGTCGAACCAGCCATCGATCTGCACCGAGAGGAGCTGCGCGTGCACGGGCTCCGCAAGCTCTGCGTCCTTGCTCTTCCGCTGAACGATCTGAAGCGGCCCGCCGTCCTTCCCGGGCACGACGGAGATCTCGATGTCGAGCGCCCCGCGCCAAGCCGACGACCCGCGCGCACGGTGTTGCGCCTCCTCGTTCACGCCGGTGTGATGCACGAGGACGACGGAGCACCCGAACTCGCCCATGAGCCGAGCGCAGGCGTCGAGCATCCGCCGGGCGTCCTGGGAGCTGTTCTCGTCGCCGCTCAAAAACCGATGGAGCGTGTCAACGATGATGACGCCGGGACGCTCGGGGAGCTCGCGGATGGCGAGCGCGACGCGCTGGTAGCCCTCCGGCGTGTCAAGGTCGCACCCGGCCTTCGAGAGCCACATGCGCAGCGACTTTACGCCGTGGTGCTGCTTCCAGGCTGCGACGCGCCCCCGAAGCCCGTGGTGCCCCTCCCCGGCGAGGTAGACGACGGGGCCGGGGCGGACCTTGCAGCCGTTCCAGTCTTCGAGCCCTGCCGCCATGCGAAGCGCCCAGTCGAGCACGGCGAAGGTCTTCCCGCCGCCGGACGGGCCGTGCACCATGATGAGCGCGTCCGCCTGCCACCAGCCTTTGACGAGCCAGGAGATCGGGGCGGGCTTCGAGGCGAAGTCGTCGGCGGGGATGAGCCAGGCTTCGCGAGCTGGAACGAGCAGCGCGGCGAGGTCGTGACCCGCTGCGCGGTAGTCGTTCGCGTCGCCTGGTTCCGGCGGCATGACGACGCGCGCCCCGTGCTTCGCCGCCGCTTGCTCGGCGTAGCGTTGCCCGACCCCGCTCGCGTCGTTGTCGGCGACGATCACGATGTCGGCGGTCCCGCCGAGCTTCTCCCTCCAGATGCCAGCCACGGGGACGAGGTTGCTCGCAGAGTACGCCACGACGCAAGGGCGACCCGTCACCTCGTGAATCGTTGCGGCGGTGGCGAAGCCCTCGGCGATGTAGACCGTCCCAGGGTCGTCGAAGACGCCGACCGCCCAGAAGCGACCGCCGACGGCCCCGCCTGGATGGTAACGCTTCTCGCCCTCGTGCGTGATGTACTGGAGCGAGCAGAGTTCACCATCCATCGCGTAGATGGGCGCGAGCAGCCGTCCGTCGGGAGCGATGCGGAGGCCGTGCGCGCGAACGCCCTTCCGCGCGAGGTACGGGTGCGTCTCGTCGGCACCTGGGCACGATGCCCAGATGCCTTCGACCATCTCCTTCGCGATGGCGCGCGTCCGCTCGAGCTCCTCGTCGCGGGCCTTCTTTGCTTCGGCGATGCGGCGCGTGTACGCCGTGTGGTCGGCGTCGGTGAGCTCGCGCCCCGCCTGCGCCCTCCACGGCACGTCGAGGCCCGTCTTCCAGTCGCCGAAGCGCCCCGCCGGGATGCCGTCGGGGAAGAAGATGTACCACGCCGTCTTGTCGGATCGCTTGCGCGGGTTCGTCGAAAATCTGTGCAGCTTGCCGTCGAGGTGCACGGTCTCCGGCGGCGTCAGGCCAGCGTCGAGCATCGCCTCACGCGCTTGCATCTCGGGCGGGTCCGGCGGGACAAGCGGCGTTACGTTCGCCGGGATGAAGGCTTGGCCGCCGAAGTAGCGGGTGAGGTCAGCCATCGATCTTCTCCACCGTTTCCGTGCTCGTGAACTTGAACACGCAGACTTTTAGACCTTCAGCGCGGTACTTCGCCGCCTTTCGAAGTGCGCGCGATTCGCTGACGTAAGCGTTGACGACGGTTCGCAGAGATCTCTCGCTTCCGTCGCCACGATGAATTTCGAAGGACTCGCGCTCGGTGTTCATCGACTCGCCTCCTCCCGATCCGCCTTCAGCACGCCGCTCGTCCTTACTTCGAGCTCGTACTGCCGCCCCATCGGAGGCCGATCGCCCCACTGGTAGATGACTTGCGGCCACACCCCTAGCGCGTCCGCGAGCGCTTTCCGTCCGCCAAAATGCTGGATTGCCTCTTCAGTCGTCATGTCGTTTCAACCTTTCTTGAAAAACATTCTTGACACGCTGGCGCGTAAAGGTCAACATGCACGACATCCCAGCAACCGGAATCGTCCGACCGCTGGAGCAAGGCAACACATGGCAATCTCAGTCAAACGCACGTCGAACGCTCACGCGAACGGCGTCAAGCTCCTCGTCTTCGGCGCTGCCGGGGCGGGAAAGACCACCCTCATCCGCACCCTGCCGAACCCCGTCATCATCAGCGCGGAGGCGGGTCTCCTCAGCCTCGTCGGAGAAGACCTGCCCTACGTCGAAGTGTCGACGATGGCGGAGCTCCACGAAGCTTTCGCCTGGGTCGCCGAGTCCGACGAGGCCCGCGCCTTCGAGTCGGTCGCGATCGACTCCATCTCGGAAATCGCCGAGGTCGTGCTGAACCACGAGAAGAAGGTCGCGAAAGACCCGCGCCAGGCGTACGGCGCAATGCAGGAGCAGATGACGGACTTGATCCGCGCGTTTCGCGACCTGCCGCGCAACGTGTACATGTCGGCGAAGCTTGAGAAGTCCGCCGACGAGATGGGGCGCGTCTCCTACGCCCCGTCGATGCCCGGCAACAAGACCGGGCAAGCGCTGCCGTACTTCTTCGACGAGGTGCTCGCGCTCCGCGTCGAGAAGGACGCCGACGGCATCCCGCAACGCGCCCTCATGTGCGCCCCCGACGGCCTCTGGACGGCGAAGGACCGCAGCGGTCGCCTCGACCCGTGGGAGCCCGCAGACCTCGGCGCGGTCATTCGCAAGATCGGGGGTGCATCATGACGCAGGAGCTCGACACCCTCGCAGCCGCCTGGGCTGACGCGAAGCAGGACGAAGCCATCGCCGTCGCCAAGCGCCGCACCATCGAAGACCGCCTCGTCGAGCTCCTCGAGATCCCCGAGACGAAGGAAGGCACCACCTCGTCGACGACCGAGCAGGGCTACCAAATCAAGGTCGTTGGCCGGATGAACCGGAAGGTTGACGCCGACAGGCTGCAAGAGCTCGCGATCGCAGCCGGGCTCACCGAACACCTCCCGTCGCTCTTCCGCTGGTCCGCCGACGTCAACGCCGCCGTATGGAAAGCGGCTGACCAGCGTATTACGTCGCCGCTCCTCGGCGCAATCACCACCACGCCGGGCCGCCCGTCGTTCACCATCACCCGAAAGTAGACACCATGGAATTTTCATTCGACGCATCCGAAGTCCCCGCCGCCGAACGCTCCTTCGAGCTCCTTCCCCCCGCCTGGTACACGGCCACCATCACCGGCGCAGAGGTGCGCGCCACGAAGACCGGCACCGGCTCCTACCTCCGCGTGGAGTTCAGCGTCAGCGACCCCGCGGGGCGCAAGGTTTGGTCAAACTACAACGTGCGCAACGCAAACTCCGCTGCCGAAACCATCGGTCGCCAGCAGCTCGCGGAGCTTCTCCGCGCCGTCGGGAAGCCCCGACTCGGCGACACGGACGAGCTCATCGGCTCGGCGGTGAGCATCAAGGTCAAGGTGCGCGAAGCCACGAACGGCTACGACGCATCGAACGAGGTCGCCGGGTCGAAGAGCCTCGACGGTGCAGCGCCGCCCGCACCGGCTGCGAAGGCCGCTACGCCCGCGAAGGCCGCGCCGCCGTGGGCGAAGAAGTAAGGCGCCGGGCTCCGGCCTTTTCGGTTGGCGAGGTCGTCGGCGGTCGTGAAGTCACGCACGCCGGCGATCCCGCCGCTTACTCTGCCCGCCGCCGCGTTGCCATTCGGTGCACGCGCTGCGGCTCGAGGTGGACGATGCTCGAGTGCTACCTGCGCTGGATTCGCGACGGGCGCGTCCGCGTGACGGGTTGCCTGCTTTGCTACGGAGGAGGAGACGATGTTCAGTCGTGAACAGATGCAGCGCGCGATCGAAGACGCGCTGAAGCAGATGGAGGGCGTCGCCCTCGAGCTCTACCGCCGCGGGCGGGAAGAGGCGCGGGAGGAGCTCGAGCGGGTGACGCGCGAGCGCGACGAACTCGTGGCGCAGCGCGCGCGGATGGCCGAGCAGATCGCGACGCTCGATCGCAACGCCGAGACATTTTTCGAAGACGCCGGGCGGATGCGGCGCGAGCGCGACAAGGCGCGGGCATCCGTTGCCGACGCCTATCGCCGAGGCGCGGAGGCCATGCGCGACGCAGCGGCCAACGCGCTCGACATGGCGGGGCAGGGCACGCTCTGCGACACGAGCGCGTGCGATCACTGGGGCCGCTATGTGCGCGCCCTGCCGATCCCGGAGGAGCCATGAGCGCTCAACTACGAATGCGCGTGGAAAGCGCACACGGTCGCAAGTGCATGGCGTGCGACCAAATTACCAATCGGTGGATGTCATTCTCGCCAACGCGAGAAGCGGAGCCCGAACGGTACTGTTACCCGTGCTTCGAGGATGCGCTTTCGACCGTTCGCGAGCGCGGAGGCGTTCCGCATGGCGACATGCTTCAACATGTGTACGCGACGGTGAAGAATCTCGACGAAAAGGTCGTGCAACTAATGGCGGCCCTTTCACACGCGCAAAAGGAATTGCAGGCTGCGCGGCGTGAAGCAGACGATGCGAAAGCCGCGGTGCGGGCAATTCTGAAGGTGAAGCCATGACCCGCCCCGACCAATGCCCAACGTGCAAGGCGAGACCGCTTGCAGCGGGAAAGGCGCTTTGCGCTCCGTGCGAGGAATTCTACTCGATGCCGTTCCAGCCAGCGCCGCAGGTGCGCATCGTAACTACGATGCCGTCGTACAGCTTCACCGTGCGACTGCCGGAGGACGACACATGACCCGCCCCGACCTGGACGCCATCCGGGCGCGCTGCGATGCGGCGACGCCGGGGCCGTGGCGCTTGAAAGGTTTGGAAATTCACGGGGACTCGAAACCCGGACGGTGCGGCCTACTCATTTACGACGAGGGCGGTCACGACAAGAAGGATGCGCGCTTTATCGCCCACGCCCGCACCGACATCCCAGCGCTCCTCGCGTACATCGACATGCTCGAACACATGCTCTCCGAAGAGCGCGAGAACGTCGACACGCTGCGCGCTCGCGTTGCGGAGCTGGAGGCCCGTACAACGTACACCGTGGGCGAGACCGAGTGGGCGCACCGCATCGCGGTCGCCGAGCAGCGGTTCGTCGACGAGTCCGACGCGCACCAGGAGACGCGCAAGCTCCTGACCGACCTGTACATGAAGCAGCTACGGGCCGACGCTGCGCAGATGCGCGAGTACGGCATCAGCTACCATGGCCTGCGCAGCCTCTTCGCCGAGTACGACGGCGGCGAGTTGTCGCTTGGTAAGGTGCTGGAGCTGCTCCGCGCCGCTGCGCGTGAGCTGGCAAGGGACGAGATCGCCGAGCTGAAGGCGCGCATCACGACGCTGGAGGCCACGCGATGATCCCGACCGTCGGCGAAGTGTACGGCAACCTGACCGTGCTAAGCCTGAAGCCATTCGTGTGCGCGTGCGCGTGCGGCGAGACGGTGCGCCGCTATGGCCCGTGGGTTTTGCGCAACGGCGTAAAGAGCTGTGGTTGCCTGCACCGCGGCCCGAACCCGCGGGCGTATTGGTGGAGCCGCGCAAAGATCCGGCCGCTCGAGTGCCTCACGCCCGACGAGAAGCACGACACCCGCATTTGGCGCATCGCGTGCGCCGTGTGCGGAGCCGAGCGCGAGGCCACCGAGACGCAGTGCCGCAAGGCATCGTTTCAGCAAGGCCGACGAGGGTGCAGGCGGTGCTACCGCAAGGCGGCACCATGACCGCCCGCGCGCTTGCAATCGCAACGATCGGCGCGCGCTCCTTCGCCATCATCGCGAAGAACGCGGGAGAAGAGGCCGCCATCCGGGCCGCGTGGCACCGGGTGCTGGCGGAGCAACATCAGGAGAGAGCAAAATGGCAACGCGCAAGGGAAAGCCAATGACGAACACGCCCAAGTACCGATGGGCAAAACGAATGATTCAGGCCGTCGTGGACCGTTGCAACACGCAAACGGACGAGCGGGAGATTGGAATCACGCAGGAGGAGGCCGAAGCGCACTTGTACATGCTCGACTTGTACGATCAAGGCCGCATTGTGATTCCGTTTCAACCGGGCCACGAAGAATGGATCCGTGCCTGGAAAAAAGACGTGTGTGCCGAGCGCAAAGCACTCGGCCTCAAGCCGCGTCTCAAGTTCAAATACGACGAATGACCCGCCCCGACCTGGACGCCATCCGGGCCGCGTGGCACCGGGTGCTGGCGGAGCAACACCAGGAGAGAGTGCGATGGGAACGAGCGCGGAACACCTAACAATCCACCAGATCCACGGCTCCAAGGTGTTGGTGCTCTATTGCGGGCACTGCACGGGCGCTCTGCGCCTCGCGCTCCCCGTGCCGGCCTCGGAACTTGTAACTGCTACTGAGCAGTTCATGGCGCGCCACAGCGCGTGCAAGGCCGAGGGGAAGCCCATCGGCCCGTTTTGATTGCCTGAGCAGGCGAACAGGCGTAGAAAGACGAAGCCCCCGAGATCCGGCAAGACCTCGAGGGCGAAAACATGCAGCACCGCGAACCGTAGCCCATGGTGGGCGATGGGTCAACGTGCCTCGCTTCGAGCAGTACGATGATCTCATGGTTCCAATGCACGGCCTTCGAGCTGAAGGCCACCGCAAGCTTGCCCCGCGAGCTTCGCAAACGGTTCGTTTCGGGCAGGGAGCTCCAGCTTGCTCGCGAGCTCGAGGAGCTTCCGAACGTCACGCAAGCGGAGCGTTCCGATCTGGAGTCGCGCGGAATCGAGACAAAACTCTCCCGAATTTGCCCCCGTCTTCTTTCCGAGCGCGAACGCCAAGTGCGCAAAAGGACAAAGGAAGGTGAGCCGGAGACCCGTGACGCACCCGTGACGCACCCGGTTTCAACCCGTGACCGTCACGACAATAGAGAGAGAGAAGAGAAGAGAGACAAAGAGAGAGAGACACCGGCCGCAGCGCGCAAGGCCGCGCAGCTCGAGCTCCCGGCCGACTGGGCGCCAACGGCCGAGCACGAGGCCAAGGCCGCAGAGCTTGGCTTGACGCTCGCCTATCAGGCCGAGACGTTCCGACTCCACGCGCAATCCACCGCACGCCGCGCCGTTCGATGGAACGCCGCATTTACCCAGTGGCTCCTACGTTCCGACCCGGCGCGCGAGCCCGCTCACGTCAAGGCGCGCCCCGTCGTCAAAGGCTGGAACGACGGCGACATGATGCTCGGCATTCCCAAGGGCAAAACGTCGTGAGCACCCTTATCGACCTCGACGCAGAGCTTGCGGCCTGCGTCTTCGTGACCTCGATGGCCGCCAAGGCAAGAGCGCAGCTCTTCGCCACCATCGAGCCCTCTCACTTCGCGCAGCAGACCTGCGCGGATTTCTGGCGAGTCGCCAAGGCCTTCGAGGCCGAGGGCACGAGCACGGCCTGGCTTCGCATCGTCGAGGCCCTCCAGGCCAGCAAGGCCTCGCACCCGGCAAGCCGTTCGTGGCGGGACTGGTTCCTGGCCATCCGCGACCAGTCTGCGCCATACCTCGCCCGCGGCGGGCTGACGCCCGACGAGCG